CGGCAAAGAGGCCAGGACGTGCCTGGCGAGAACAGCATTCTTTGTTCTTCTCCGTAAAACGGAACTTGTGGGCGTGCCCACTAAAGGTTGTAATCAAGCGCAAACACACTAGTCAACAGGGGATGAACGTGTTCATCACCCAACTGGCCGGTCAACAACAACTCACAAAAGCTATCAAGGACGTGTTCATCAACACCATACCGTTTACATAGCTCACTCGACAACACAGTTCCCCGGGTTCGTGCCCCGAAATTAACTGCGTCGTCAAGAAATGTTTTTGTGTGAGTTTGTGGAAACCTTTCGCGTAGTGCTTGTAACACACAGTGTGCGGGTTCATTTTTGAGGCCCCGCACGACCCCGCCCACAAACATGCGGGTCTTCTCAGCTTGCGTCATTAACCGGAACGCCTGAGCTGCAACACCAACCTGGGCGGCCTGAAAATCACCCTCAAACACACCAAATTTCTTAAAAATCGCCCCAAGGTTCTTGGACCACACCCGCACACCAAGGTCCGTCATCAACGGACTGTGCTTAAGGAACTGTAGACCAGTTAAATCAGAGCGCTCTTCGGCCTTGACACGATGACCAACTCGAGTGGCGGCTATTTCAACAACTTCTTTACGGAGCTTCACTCCAGGTTGCAAACAGCTCACCACAGAGGCGGCAATTAGTGTCGAGGCACGATTATTCAGGATAGTTGTTAGAGAGGTCCCAGAGTATTCAAATGGACCATTTGGTTCAAACACAAGATATTCTCTGGGATTTTCAGGGTTCACGGCACGGCATTTACTACAACATTGCTCAACAAGGGCAATAGTCTCTGTAAGGTTGCCAAACGCAGCAAGTTCATGAGCTGTTAAGGCAAAAATAGCAGGACCATTATGGGCATCACAAGCAGAGATGTCAGAGTCAATCAACACAGGCTGCCCACACTGGCGGCCAACGATTGTCATGTCATCGGAATGGTACAAAAAAACAACATGCTCCTCAGTGCCTTCAAACGCCTCAACAATAAGCCGACACACATGCGCCATGTATGCAGGTGTAGGTTTCACAACAGCAACGAAGGTGTACTTACATCCCTCCCGGTGAATTGACACAGACTGATTCTCCAAAGTCTTCCAGACATCCACGAGGTAAGCTCCGGCCAATGTGGCAGTATCCCCAAACGCACCAAAGACACGCGCAGCCTTGGCAACGTCCCCAAGGGGCTTAGCGAACTCACGTTTCACGGACAAAGTGACGTGTTTAACGGCTCGTTGCAGATCCACACCACGTGACACAACGTTCCAGGCAGCAGCAAGGCGTAGCTTGCGCTTCAAGTGGACAGCGTTAGCAAACACCAACATGGCCGCTGTACGGGAATATGCAGCAACAAGAAACGTGGGCACCAAAGAGCAACACAAATACCCTGTAAACTGGAAATATGCGACGGCTTCTTGACACACTAACTTAGGTTCGAAGTAAACATCGGGGTTTGTAAGCCAATCATACAACCAGGACAGCTGAGCATCGAGGACAGGGGCCCAACCAGGCGCAACAATCCCGACCTGAGCAAAGAGCCACGTAGCAACTGGTGTGACAACGGCCTCACAGACTTGATAAGTAGCCGCTTTAAGTGCAATATAAGCAAAAACGCCAGCCACAAAGGTCGACAACAACCCAGTCCCAAGAGTAAGAGTAGGACGATAAAACCGCTGTTTTTGGGTAACCTCAGTGTACACATCACACAACCGTTGCTGGTCAGGGGCCACGACGCCAATCGGAATCTCTGTTTTGACAAACTTCCCAAAAACAGCCCGGGTAGGGAAGGACGCAAGCCCACAGGCCTCGAGAATGGCAGAGTTAACACTTTCCCATAATGGTTTTGTCTGCTCAATCTGGATATGCCGTAACACGACATCATCGAGTGTTCCAGAGAACAGCCGTGAACACCCAGACTGCAACGTTTCAACACACTTGTTCCAAACAACAAAACGCCGTGCGCCGAAGAATGAGA